GTCTGTGATGAACATCGACGATGGTCTTCCATTGTCGATGCAGAAGAATCCCCCGCACGAGTTTGTCTCGTGCCTAAGGATTCTCGCGGCCCTAGACTAATCTCTTGCGAACCCGCTGCTATGCAGTGGATCCAACAGGGACAGCGAAAGGCCATCTATAAGCTCGTGGAGTCACATCCCCTAACAAGGGAGAATGTGTTCTTCACAAACCAAGTGCCCAACCAATGCGGTGCGCTCTTAGGGAGTCAAATCCCTGGAGAGTACTACAGCGGTGAAGGCTATGCGACGCTGGACTTAAAAGAAGCCAGTGATCGCGTATCGCTTGAGTTAGTTCGCCTACTGTTCCCAGGGCACCTTATCGGTGCTTTGGAAGCTAGCAGGAGTCTGTCAACTAAGCTACCGTGTGGGAGGGTATTACCCCTCCGAAAGTTCGCGCCCATGGGGTCGGCATTATGCTTCCCAATAATGGCGTTAACTATTTGGAGTCTCCTGCACGCGGCGTATAGTGACACGTGGACGCGTGAGCGTCTATTAGTATACGGAGATGATGTGATCGTTCCCCTGCGGGTTGCAGAAGACGCGATCTCAGTTCTCGAATCGTTTGGCCTAGCGGTCAACCGACATAAGAGCTGTACCAAAGGGCCCTTTAGGGAATCCTGTGGCATGGACGCTTACCAAGGCGTCTGCGTTACACCAGTCCGTTTACGGACGGTTTGGGCAGAGTCTCCCTCAGCTGAATCCTACGAATCTTGGGTGAGTTACGCAAACTCACTCTATCGTAGGGGGTACTTCGAAACTTACGATTATATCGTAAGGGCCTTGACCAGATTATACTGGCCCATCGCCGACAAGTCAATGCCTATAACAGGCATGGCAAGTCTCAGCGGCACACCCGTGCCCGCTCTCGTCGAAGCACCTGACCAACCTAGTGTCCCAACCCGATGGAACAAACGCTTGCAAAGGCGTGAGTTCCTAGTCACGGTCACTAGACCACAGTCCGTCCGACGCACATTAAGAGGTTGGCAAATGTTGCTAAGGTTCCTAACAGGGAACCCGCAGCAAACGCCTCTCCGAAGTGAGCGCCTGACCGCACTTAAGTGGTTACAAGACGGCACGGTCGATCTTAGTGATCAGCCGGCCTTCTCAGTCAGCCTGTATACGGAACGCCACTCGGGAATGCTCGAGCGGTGTTGGCGGTGACCTAGTCACCGGAATTGGCGCCTTAAATAAGCGCCGGGGTCGCGATGAATGCAGA